GCGTTGTAATGTTTTTGTTACAGGGCCAGCTTCTTCAATATCACGGCTTATAATTTCAGATATGTTAGCCGGATCATATGCAACTGGTGGTTTTTCTTCTGGAATGATTCCATCTGCACTTAAAGGAATATCAGGCTCTGGTGCAAGCTTAATAGCTGGCTCTTTGCCCATCCACCAATCAGGAACTTCTATTTTGTCATATGGGCTTTTAACTTCTGTCTCAGCAGTGGTGGGGTCTTCTAAAACACCCTTTGCTTCTTGAGTTTGTTGCTGGACTTTAGATATCAATTGTTCATCAGTAAGCTGTCTTGATGGAGCGTCAGCAGGAGCAGTCACAGCTAAAGTATCCTCAAGTCTTTTTTTTTGAAAGTATTCAGCTTCTTTATTCCTTCTTGTAGGATATCTGTCACCAAAATTACGAAGGTTTGCTACAGCACCATCCCAATCATCTGTAGTTACTTGCTCCCAAAAGTTAGGAGCTTTTGAAGCCAAGTCACCATATTGAAATGCAACAGATGCTATTGTTGTAGCTTTGCCCATAGGCAACTCAGAAAAAGCTGTCCCTGTTTTTGACTCCCAGCTTGAGCTAAGTCTCTCAACAGCATCCTTCTTTGAAAACTCATCAATAGTTTTGGCTTGTGAATCATCAACAATCAAATCGCTTGCAAGATCAGATGCCTCTGCACCTTTAACGCCAAGATACGGTGTTAAAATATCTATAATATCCTGAGGCAAACCAGAAAGATCAGACAGATTTCTAGCACCTAGATCAAATCCTGTTGCAATGGTAACACCTGAATCAGAACCTTCAGCATCAGGAACATAACCTTTTAACTTACGTTTGCCTTCTAGCTCACCAATAAAGTCCCAATCAATATTACTCATCTAAGCTCTCCTGCAAAGCTTTATTGAAAAGTTTCTCAGAAGCAAAGTCACCATTTAGATATGCACGAAGTACCTTAACATCTTCTGCATCTACCTGTGGATCAATCGCATATGACTTTCCTGTGAAAAATCCAGCGACTGGCTTTACAGAGTTTAACGCACCATTAAGCATTTCTAACGCACCAATAAACTTTTCAGGCTGACCTAAACCGATTAGATCTGCATCATTATTATAATCTTCAAGAATGCTCTCATGTACGCCCCTTAATACATAAGGCTTTATTAGATCATAATGGCTTAAAAATTTCTTAAATGTAGTGTTTTCAACTCTATTAACAGCAACTTGATTTACAGCGTAATCAAGAGACCTTTCGTAATGATAGTTAAAGCCACTAAGAATTTTTTTGTTTTCGCCTTCTTCTGTTTGCAAGAAAATAGTGTATGTCTGCTCATCACCATAAAAATCATCAGGGTATACCTTAATAACACCCTCACCGTTTTGAATCATTTCTCTAAGACTGTCATCTATAGCAACATCAGGTCTTAGGGCATGTCTTCGCACTTCTCTAAAAAATGAACCCTCAACACCGCCTTCAATAACATCGGCATTTGCACCAATGCTTGCAGATGCTTGCTTGTACCAAGTATTAAAGCCAAGGCTAGGGGTTCCATCTTCATCAAAAGTAATGCCAATATCTTTAGAAACAGCTACAACAGCATTTCTTATGGCAATCTGTAAACTCTGTTCGTTCATTTCCATTCTATTTTCCTGCATAATTACAGGAACAGTACGCCTTAGATACTCAGATAAACGAGAATCTTTAACAATTAAATCGCTTTCATCAACAGAAGCTCCCCCAGGAGCAGAGTCAAGAAGTTGATCTATAATACCTAAAGCTCTAGGATCTCTCTCACTATCCCAAAAAGTATTGTTTAATAAAGACTCTCCAATAGAAGAGCCTTCGATTGCTTTTCCAATATTACTATTGATAGCAGAACCAATGTCTCCAAAAACAGCATCAAAGCTTCTAGCAACTCTTCCACCACTTGTTACTTCTGTTTGTAATCCTTGAGAAGCTTGCCATTTTTTGTAACCAACTTTTCTTGCATAAGAAAAATCTGTTACATTAATTCCTGCATCTGAGAGCATTGATTCTAAACGCATAGAGGGATTAGCATAAACGCCTTCATTGCTCATGTTTGTAAACATGCTTTGATAAAGTTTATTAAAATAAGAAATTGATGTATTAAAACTTTCTTCATCAGCAATGCTGTTATGCAAGCTATTTATAGCATTAACCATTTCTGGATGAATCATTTTATACTTCATAGAAAACTTAATAGCTTTGCTAAAGTTCTCATCTTTTACTTGTGGGTCTGAGTGAAAGAATATGCTTTCATTTGCAGGATCTCTTTCAAAAACAACATCAGCAGCTTGAACAAGAAGAGATCTGTCTTTTTCACTAAGCTTCATTCCATTTGAAGCCTTTGTCATTGCAGACATTGTGTTTCGGCGTTTTTTATCAGCAGTAGCAAAATTGTTAGTGTATGTTTCAACCTTGCTCCTCCACTCTTTAAGAGTTACAGCCCTACCTTCTCCAACAACACCTTCAGCAATTAACTGACCTTCCATTTGTTTAAAAACAGATGGGTGAGTTTTATAACCATTAGATTTAGACATTTGCATATCAATAGTAGACATCATTGCAACACCAGACTCTTTAAGAGACTTGCTTACAACTTTATTGTTTGCTTTTGTAAATGTTCTCCACTCAGCAGGCTCTACAAGCAAGTTGTCATTCATTGCTCTTATCTGGGATTCAGCAGAGTTTCTTTCAGACTGAGGAAGTGATTCGTCAATAAATACATTGTAGAGTTTATCAAATTTATCTTTGTATGAATCTCTTAATAACTTTTGTTTTTCTTTTACTGATTTTTGAGCACCAGCAAGTTCGTTGGAGTGAATATTAATTAAAGTAGCCTTAATGCCATCATCAGATATGTTTGATTTAATAATATCTTCAAGGTTTACTTTTGTTACATCTGTCCTTATAGCAAGCTCAAGCTCATCAGATAATTCTTTATCAGCTTTAGCAGCTTCAGAATTTTTTGCATCATCAACAAACTTTAAACCAGCTACATGAGCCAGCATAAGCTTTTTAATTTTCTCGCCATCAACATCAGGATTGTTTGCAAACTGATCTTCAGCAGCATGAGCTGCATTAATCGCAGCAACTAAACCACCATTTTCAGAATCTTTATATATTTTTTCAGCAACAGTAGTAGACATTTTTTCTGCAACTATTGTGGCTTCAGCAACATTAAGCTTTGCAATATTAGCTGCACCAAATTCGTGAACCTCTAATGAATCACGAATAGCTTCATTTTCTTCACGAAGCTCAGATATCCTGTCTAATGCTGGCCTATCTTTAACCTCATCTCCTGTTAAAGCAGAAGATAATATCCCTATCTGATCTACGTTATGATAAAACGCAGTGCTGTTTTCAACATTAGCTCTTTCATTAGTAGCTATTTGTTGACCAGCAAATGCCTTGTTTTCAGCAGCTTTATAAGCAGCAGTAATCTTTGGCTCTACTAAAGCAAACAATGTCGGATCAAGAGTTTCTTGCAGTGACTCTAGCTTGCCGTTTAATGCACCACGAATTGCATCTGGATCAGTCTTGTTTTCAATAAAGACTCTGTTAGCATCAGCAACAGCATCATTACCTACTGATGAGGCATAGGTTTGAAAAGCTGCATCACGCCAGACTTGTTTTACACTATCCCTTTGAGCATCTGTCATAAAACCATCATTGGCTTTTGTGTAATCTAGATTTACAAAAGGCTCTATCTCACCTGTTTGTTGATTTCTAACAACAGCGTTTGTTTTTCCATCGGCTTCAGCCTGACGAACAGCTTGGTTGTAATTATCATCGGCAACTTTATTAGCTACTTTAAATGAAGCTTGAGTTACGTCAGAAGCAAAGCCTTGCACAGCTTTAGCCATTGCAACTTGGCCACTAATGTCAATAACACCATATTCTTTTGAATAATACTGTCTGCCTTGAGTTGGCTTAAAAACCATAATTAGTAGCCTCCGGGGTCAGTCTGATAATAAGAACCACCTGAACTTTTTTTATAATAACTTGTGCGGTTTCCAGTTGATGAAGTGCTTATAGAAGGCCCACCTCCACCTCCACTTCCACCTCCACCAGAAGATGGCGCTCCAAAATAAGCAGCAGTCTGACCAAATGCCTTACCATAACTGCTAATAACAGCAGCCCTACCTTTAGTTTTTGACATGGCTGCGCTGGTAAGTAGGTTCCTACGTTTGCCAAGACCCATAAGCTTAATTGATCTCATATCAGATTTAGCTAAACTTCTTTCACCAAAGTCAAGAGCAGCTATAGAACCTGATGTGCCAAGCGCAACGCCTTGAGCAGCCATTGATGTACCAAGTGATGCAAGCTGTCTACGAAGCTCTAAATCACGCTGAACCATTTTTTGGTCAGCTTGAATCTTTGCCATATCAGCTTGCTCACGATAAGACTGCTCTTGCAGCTTATAAGCGTTTTTTTCCTGCTGACCACCAGCCAGAGTTGCTAATACGTCACCCATTATAATTCAACCTCGACTAAAACTCCGTTTATAGTTAACGGCAGCGGCTGATCCTGACTAATAGTAACATTACCATCACGACCCCAGCCTAGCAAATAAACTTCTTTTTTCTCATTAACAGGTTCAGGTTGATCAGCAAAAACTGCATTAACTCTCCTAATAAGAATATTAGTTCTTTGCACCTGAACATTAAGAGATTCATTAAGATCAAGCAAAGCTCTTACAACTCTTCGCTTCTGGCCTACAGAAACTCCATCTTGTAACTGAAATTCAACAGGTAACGTAGTCATTGTCGGCGTGTAGTTAATACCAACTTCGACTTCAGTAACAGCATCGCTAACAGTAATATCACCAGAAGAATCTGTTGTGTAAGTTCCTAAAGCATAGTTTCCTGATTTAACTTCAACCTTAGTATTAGGTAAATGACTAATAGTCCAATCTGCTTTAGCTGTTCCAGATGTAAGCTTACTTGCGCTATCTAAATGATAATCATTATTTAATAACTCTAATCTTTGCTGAGTAACGCCATTGATTACACGTTCACAAATAATATAAATTTTTCTATTAACATTAACTACGTTCTTAAACGAACCATCAGTAGTATATTTACACCAACCTTGTAATTTTTCTTTACGAATACTAACAAAAACAGGCATATCACCTGTGTCATTAATAGCGTAAAGATAACTTTCAACTTGATCTGATGCTTCACGTTGAACTTCAAGATCGGCTGGTGTACCAACTAAATGCCCTGCAAGAATAGTTATGGCATCAGATTCATATGCTTGGCTTAAATCAGAAAATATAAACTCTCTTATTGATCCCTTTGATTTAGTAATAAACAAAACAGCACTATCAAATTCTTTAGGCTGCACAGATCCAGTTCCAAAAGAACTTTGTCGTTTTATTGAGATAGTCGCTGGTGTTAATGGACGTTCATCTACAGTTGGTACATACAATTCTGATTCAGATGTAAATATGGCTAAGTGTCTAAATGAAGCCAATGATTTAATTTCTGATACTTGATTCTCAGCAATTTGTATTTGTATTGATTCGTTATCAAGACCTGTTCCAGGGTCAAAATTAAAATACTCACCAACTTGAGAAAAGAATAAATGATTAGGAAGTGATTTCGTGCCACCAAAAACAAGTCTTTGATCGTGAAAAATTACTGATCTTGCATAGCCACGCCTTGTTGAAAAAACTTGTTCTTTCCAAGTAGTTCTTGCGTTTGTATTTGCGGGTGCTGTATCAAAAGTGCCAGTCACTGTTGTTGAGGATAAATACGCACTAATAGCTACATGATGAACAGTGTCAGCACTATCTATAAACTCTATTTCTTCCCCTACCCAATTAGCATCAAATATAGCACTACTAGCTGTTATAGTTTGTGCGTTTGTATTTGCGTTTTGAGGAGTAAGTGTAATTGATTCTGCAACAAATTTATAATATGGCTGATGAATAAATCCAGAAGAAGAATCAAAAGCAAAATCAGAAACAGTGAATGTAGTTGCAGATGTTCTTACTATCTTCTGCATTTCCATATCTGGATGAACAACAATCATAGTGTCAGAAGACTGAGCAACTTTTAACTGCCCAATCATTGCTGTTGTCCATTTTTGAGATGTTAAAGTCTGAAGAATATTTGTTGGATTAGATACGTCAACAATCTCAACTTGAGCATTACTAAACATAAGAATGTAAGCTTCGTTCTCATCATAAACATAAGGTTCTGTTTGATAACCAGAAGTAGTCAATGTTTGAAGATACTGAAGACCAGGGCGGCGAGTAACACCACCTTGCGCTTTCATGCGAAAGTTAGTTAGTGTCTTTAAACCGTTTCTGTACGCATCAGAATCAACACGAGAACTTAGGAGAGGGGATATCTCACCAGCCGTAAAGTTGGTATAAAATTGTCTTAAAAGTGCCATTCATGCCCTACTGTTTAAGTACCCTCTATTTCTTGGTAGATAGCATTACCAAGGCGAACACGATGATAACGGCTTGGACGTAATCCCTGTGTAGTAACCTGTTGGCTGTCCCTAGATTTTGCTTTTCGGAATTGATCTTCAGCAAGATCTGTATATGATTTTGCAATGTCACCCTTACGGGTAACTGACAAAGCAAAAACAGAAGCCAATCTAAATATTGCCCACATTGTAAATGCAGGGGGCCAAAATCGAGTTTCTGGACGAAACACATAGTTTAATACAACAGTGTCACCCACTTCAGCATTAATATACACATAACGCTCATAGATGTCGTACTGCTGGGGTGTATCATTAATTGTAACAGTTAGCACCTGAACTACTTCAGGGCTTGTGGGAAGAGCGTATGCAGCGTCCCAACGATCAACAGGGGCAGCAGTAAGTCTACTTAACACCTTTTGACCAGTAGCAAAGTTCCAATTATGATGGGAAAGACAATCTTCAATGATATCTTCGTATATTGTATTGGCTACCAAAGCTTCATCAGTTTTATCAGTAAATGAAGTTAATGGCTCTATACCAACTAGAACCATTGCCTTTTGAGCTACTTCGATATCAGTTGAAGGTGTTGTTGGCATTAACGATTACCGCCCATAAATTTACGCATACTTTTGTAAGATTTTGAAGTATTTTTAATACCTTTTACAATTCCTTTAGCACCTTTATATGCACCAACACCACCAATTACAGAACCAAGTCCTTGAGCCATTACACTGCCAATTTCTGAAGCATAAGGTGATATAGATATAATCGCATCTACCGCAGAAACTTTTTTTATATTAGATTTTTTGGGTCTTTTAGGTACATTGTAAACCATTACTTACCATAACCCTTGCCCATTGTTTTGGTTGATTTCTTTGAATTAAGACATTTGCCAGCAGATCTGCACTTAGCCGGACTTGGGCAGGTTGAACACGTTTTCATTACTTAACACCCTTACCTAATTTTGCTAAAGAGCCAATCTTTACAGTATAGCCCTTACGACTCTCCTCTTTAGGAGAAGTAGAAGGGGCAGCTTTCGCTGCCGCCTTCAATGTTGGCTTCTTAGCCATTACCGAGAGTCGGTTGCCATGGTGACAACATCACCAGTATCGACAACTCCACCAGAATTGCTAAGAACATTAACTATGCCAAAACCATCTGAAGAGTTAACGAAGATAACATCGCCAACATTCATTTCGTTTGAAGCACCGTTGAAATAGCCAGCAGCATCAACAGCATTATTATTGTCTCCTGTTGAGACATAATGCCAGATGTGAAAGCCATTTCCACTGTAGTTGACCAAAGTGAGGTCTGCTGCAACAAAAGCCATTATCAGTCCTCCTATTTCTTTAGCTGTAGTTCGTAACAGGCATTCGCATCAATAAGTGTAGCATTCATTTGCATCTTATTCAGAACAAAATATGCGTCCTTATCGTTGTGATACTGCATGTTAGAAGAGACATCTGCACCAATCGCATGCCCTACTGCACTTGTGTGCCAAGCAAAACATTTACGATCAACATTTCCACTGCCAGCTTCGCTCAAGCCTGAGAATGGGAACCAAGTGAAACCCAACCAGTTTTTAGCTGTTACTGAATTTGCAAATGGCAGATTTTCTTGACCGATGTATTCTGCACGAGAGAATTCATCAATGTCCATCAACTGTGACCAGTTTTCCCAACCAATAACACAATAACGCTGACCATCATCAGGAACATCAGCATTGCCAAAAGCTTCCATGAGACTGAACGCCCATGCCAATGTGATACCGTTTGTGGTTTCATTAAGGTTGTTAGTTGTTGCGTCCATAGCTGCCAAAATAAGATCGTCTGTCTTACGGCCTAGTGCATAAGCACCTGACTGTTGTGCGACAAGCATCTCATCATGGTTAATACGGAGTTGGTCAAGGTCATCAATCCACTCGCCTGCAAAATAATCCTCTAGGACTACATTTACGTTTGTGTGTTCGAGGTTCATAGGTGCGACATTACCATGCCGAGCCTTTGTAGTCGCAAAACCCTTACCGATTTTTTGGAACGTGGTTTTATTCTTTACGCCATTGGCTGTGCGAATAGTACCACGAAGCTTTGAACCCATACGCTGATACGCCATATGGACGCCGGATTCAAACTCCTCGATAAAGGAGGTGTCAATAGTTGGGGTTGCCATACTATTATCTCCTAATCAAAAGTTAAAGTTACATACTTGTCCATCCGGTTAATCCTCAGCATTGGCTTTTTCGGTTGTCCAGTCAGAAGAGCTACTTCCTTTAGGGCCGACACCGTTACTTTGGGCCATCAGTAAACAAAACATGACAGAAAGATATGTGTTTGTTAATTCACATTATTTATTTCTGGAATATTGAGCAAAACCTTGACGAACTTTTGCAATAAATGCAGGGTCTTTTTCCTTCCAGTATTTAGGATCATTTTGCATAGACATAAGGTCTTCTTTAGATAAACGCTCCTGAAACTGAGTTTCTGATGTCATTGTAAATTGAGGCTGACCATTAAGTTCCATCAATTCTTCAAACAACTGAACCATTCCAGCAGAAGCAGGAACACCAGCAAAAACAGAATACGCTTCATCTGTTAAGTTTTTCTCTGCCCACAAATCAACACGCTCTAAACGTTTTTCTGCATATTCACCTAAAGCTTGTGATTCTTCGTTCCAATCCGGCCCCTGAGTCATTTGAAGTTGCAAAAACTCATTAATGTTACTATCAAATTCTTCTTGTGACATTCCAAGGGTATGAGCTTTATCTTTAAACCAATCCAGCATTGGATCTTCTTCATTAACATCAAGCTTAATACCGTCAACCTGAATGTCAGGTATCTCATAATCTGCTGGACTAATAGGCGCAGCTGATTGTGCTTCTTCTGTTATCTCACCAATAATTTGGCTTCTTAGCTCTTCTTTGCGAGAATAGAACTTTTTCTCAAGTTCACCATAACTAACAGCAAGCTCCTCTGGTCTTTCAAATTTCTCTGGAAGCCAATCAGGTCTTTCTACTGATGCTTCTTGAGGTTGCTCCTGCATTCCTGATGCCTGAACCTCGACTGATGCTTCGGTTTCAACGCTTTCTGCTGCTGCTTCATTCATTTAACAATCCCACTTTCTTAAAGCTTTGTTAATACGACTATTAGGGTCATTAGCCGTTTTTTTACTTGTAAGCTTCTTTTTCATACCCATCATACGCTTACAAAATGATTTACGTCTTGCCGCTGCCTTCGGAGACTTTTTAGCCTGTTTAGCAGACACAGGACGTTTAATATTTTTACCCTGTCTACGCAACGATCTACGACCAGCTTCATTAAGACCGCCAGATTTGCTTTGACCTTCTTTTCTTTGCCACGCTGCTGTCTTAGCCATTACGTCCTCGCATATGTTGGTTTTTTACCACCACCAGACGGATTAGTGCGACGTTTTCGATTGGTGGCTGTTTTCTTTTCAGACTTGCTCATAGAATTAGCTTTTGCTTGCGGTACACATTTTGGATAACCTCTTTTATCACCCATCTTGCGACCACATGCCGGATGCTTGCCGTTTTTAGTGGTAGATATATCAACCCATTTTTCATCAAACCATCTAGTAAGACTCACGAGTATTTACCGCCCATTTTCTTGTACTGCTGAACAAGCTGACCTGACGCATATGCGCTAGGCCATTTCTTAACTCTTGCCTTAACCATAGCTTTTGCTCTTGCATAGAGTTTTGGATTAGACGGTTTAGCCATCGTTTTGCTTCCTACCAAGTTCACAACGTTTTTTCATAATAGCAACAATCCATCGACTGCCTTCTGCATGTGCTAGAGTTTCAATTCCAGCGCCAGCAGCATGGACATTATTCGTTGAAATAGATTCCAGATACTGTAAGAAATCCTTTCCAACCCCCGAACCAAAAAGAGCGTAGGCTTTAGAATTAATATCTTGATCGACTTCCTTAGTATATCCTCTACCGTCTGGCGAAACATTTATCTTCTCCTTCATTACTGACCACCACCTTGTTGCTGGCTTGCCATAACTTGCTGTAGCAATTCAGTGTTCTTTCTTACCTGACCTTGATCTGCAAGCAATTCTTCCATAACACCAAACTTCTGAGCCAGATACTGAACAACCTTTTCCTGATTATAAAGAACTGGTGTAATTTCAGGGCCAAATGTTCCAGCTACAGTCTGCTGAAATCTTACAAAGTCAGCTACGTCTTGTTGATCTTGCGCTCTTAAAAGAGGTGAGACAGGAATAATACGAAGCTCACGACCATCAACTTTAGGAATATTAATCAAGCCTTGATCTGTGTATATCTTAATAATACGTTCGACCAGAGGCTGAAGAAACTCTTTCTGCATACGACCAGCAACAGCACCCATATCCCTAGCAACATCAGCCAGCCTTTCAGATACCTCGGTAGCTGACAAAGGTGTTCTTGCATTAGGGCGAGTATCTAGCTCATCAATGAACAAAGCCTTTCTAACATTACGGCGCATGTCATCAAGAACAAGCTGTGCAACATCAAATCGACCAGGGGCAGCAAGAGTTTCAATTCTTGACCCTGGGCTTCTTGGTATAAAAGTCCCTGGCTGAATAGTAATGTTGTCTGGATTAAAAACACCATCATCATCGTAAACATAAGAACCAGCAATAGCCATCTCAGCATTTTCAAGAATAAGCTGAACAGTGAGATTTAATGTTTTAATAGCTGGCATTGCTTGCAGAACAGGGCCACGACCCCATACTTCAAATCCAGTCTTAGACCATCTTGTGGTAATCCAAGGAACGCTTCCACGACCCTGAAGAACAGACTTCTTTAGAATATGCTTATCTGTTTCTGAAATAAGATAATAAGTATACTCATCCTTAAATTTATTCTTCTCATCATATATCGTAGCTTCAACAATCTTTGTTTTTCTATCAGGATTGCTTTTCTGCTCACGCATCATCTTATCACTGAACTGGGCATCAGGATAACGATGCTTAATGTCAGTAATGCCCATTTCGCTATTCCAACGGAACCAGCCGGAAACGGTATCCATATTTCCTGCTAACAAAGCCAAGTTTGTTGGAGGGACAGATGTAAAGTGTAAGTCCCCTGCAAAACGTCCTTCCTCAACAAGAAGGTTCATTGTGCCTAAACCTAGATCTTGAAAAGCTTCATGTAACTCAGCATTAAAGTTTGAGCTACGAAGACCTTCATGCAAAAGCTCTGTGATCCTGTCTAACTCTTGAAGGAGTGCCTTGTTTACTGCTTCTTTAGGAAAGTCAGGCCCGGGTGCCAGTTTGAATGCACGACCATTTGGTGGAAAGAAACCAAGTTGTAAACGACTAGCAAACTTAGGCAAACCAACCACAGCAGTTTCGTCATAGATATTTTCAGTTCTACGAGCTGCTTGGCTTTCTTGAAAAAAACTCTCACGATGAGGAAGAACGTAATCATAAATTTCTTCCCACAAATCAGTCCAAGAACTCCATCTACCTCTGGCTTTCTTGTAACGGTTCATTACAGATTCATATTCTTTTATATCTGTACCAACCTGATAAGGCTCAGGATTACCATCGTTATAACGTGGATCTTTCATAGCTATTAAGCCTTATATACTTGGTTAGGATCATTGATAGTTTTAGAACCCATTGACTTTGTTTTAAAGCCAGCAAACCCTTCTGCTTCTGTAGATTGCAAAGACTTAGTGCCAAGAAGGTTAGAAACTTTTTTACGCTCCTGATTAGCCTTACGAGCTTCTGCATCAGCAAGAGACTTAGCGGCAGCGGCAGCTTCTTCTTTTTTTAAACGCTCTAATTCAGGATCAGGCGGCGGTGTGTACATCTTCGGTTTCATAAATCCCATCAGGCTCTCCTTCAATCTCCTCAAAAATGGGCTTACCGCCCAATTTAATCAATTCACAATAAAGCTGGTATGGCGTTAATATAAATGGATTATTCATTCCAAGGATGTGTTTTACAAAGCTTACGCAGTAAATAAGTCTTGGTAGATGTATAGCATTGCCAACATCAGAGTCTATTTCTATACATTTATGATTCTCAAACAAATCACCAACAAGAAGAGCAGCTTCATCCCCAGAACACCACTCAAAATTAAATCTTTGGCTTGCGAACTCGAAAGTAATCCATACTTTTAGCTCTGGATCGTACCTAACAGCATAAACATGCTGGAAATCAGGTCTGTGAAGTGTAAATGCTTTCCATATTCCTATATTCATTGCTGGTCTAAAGCAAATTATCCATTTCATAGTGCTTTAGCTCCTCTGGAGAGCCTATTTCTGTTCTTTTGTCGCTGAAAAGGGTTACTTGACCTCTCAACAGTGGTGGGGAGTGGTACTGAACGACCACCGAGAATCACTCTACGACCCTCACCGCCCCCTAACATTGCATACTGTAACGCATCATGTATGTGTGAGAACCGATTCTTAGAAGGTTTCTCTTCGTAGTTCTCCTTACCCATATGATATTGGCGTTTGTATTGATAACCACCCTCAAAACCACTAATTAAAACAGTGCATGTAGGGCTTATTATGAGAGATGGCGTTCCATCTGTAAGGCGATTAATAACAGACTCCACAGATTCAATGCGAACCTGAGTATCATTAGTAGGCGCAGGATACGCAGTAATGCCCGCTGCTCTTAAAATCATAAACGGAGTGTTCTCAGATGTCTGAGCCATTTGATTACCAGCCGGATCACCAACAAATCTAAAGTCCAACCCATCCCATTTGTTTTTGGCTATTTCTCTTTTAAGGACTTCTGCAAATCTTCCAGCTCCCATATCCTGTCCAATGACTTCGTGGAAAATAGACCAACGCCCGAATGTCGCTTGTTGGGCAAATACTGCCGACGGCGTTCTACCAAAGTCAATGCCGACGATAACTTCCGAATTCGTACTGGGTTCGATGGGTGACTTCGCAACGTGAGTATCCCTTTTAAATGTTGGGTAAACAGGCTTGCCGTCTAAAAGAGCCTGATATTTGTTTAACACATATACCTTAACCCAATTAGACGCTTTACCTAGAATAATCTTGTCATAATAATCAGGCTGTATATTCCCCTGATTTTCTGCTTTAGGATTTTTCTCATACCCAACAAGATTACCTTCACTATCAAGTTTCTCAACCATCGCCCCAGGCTGAGAGTAGAAAGTCCAGTCATCAGGTTTAATCATAAGAAGCTTTTCTTCTTCAGACATATACTCTGGGGCAGGTGCTTCGCCCGACATAATAGCCCACCAATGAGTTTCATCAGGTGAGTTGGTATCCATAATAACGCCATACCAAGAAGGCCCACCATCTCTCATCGATGGGAAACGACCGACACGCATAGTACACGCATCAACAATGGACTTGGGTATTTCTCTGGCTTCGTTAATCCAAACGGCAGTCAACTCAAGAGATAGTAGCTTCTTAACGTCTTCTTGTTTGTCTAAAGCCAAAAAAATTACTTCGCACTCAACGCTAGTTTTATCACCAAGAGCAAAGTTTATATTATGTGTATAAGGAGGTGACCAGACAAACCTTCCGATATCATCAGAAAACCAATCACGCCAAGTCTTTATTGTCGTAGTTTTTAACTGAGGGTTGGTATTGCGAATAACAGCAAACCTTGTTCGCCTTACACCAGAAACATTTGGCTTCTGATTAACCGCAATCCTCATTAGCTCCATGCAAGAGGCAACGGACTTTCCTGAACCAACAGGCCCCCGAATACCTCTTACAAAAGAGCGATCTTTCATAAACGCCTTGGCAACAGACCCTGGCGGTTTGTAGTCTAGCTTCACCCAATGAACTTTCTACGTTTAGCTGACTCTCCACCAGCACCTAACTGATTAGCAAGGACTGCTCTTTTAACAACAGGACTAGCAGTTTCGGTAGCTGCACTTGGAGTCTGAGTCTCACCAGCAGAAGGCTCCTCACCATAAAGCATGGCTCTACGCTCTTGTTTGTTAGTACCCATCACAACATCAAAGGTTTCATCAGCTACCTTCTTATAAGGCTTTTCAATCGTTTCCTCAAAAACCTCTGCTGCTACTTTGCGAGTAGCTTTGGTTGCCTTGTCAATTTGCTTTTTCCCTGGTGTTCCGCTTGGTAGTCCTCCGCCCATAATCGCCTCCTGTTGTAAAAAAAATATATTTCCGAATGTGGTTTATTAAGTCTACTGCGTGTGTGGTTTACCTTTTATACATTGTCGTCCGTTTTTCTAAGACCGTTCTATACGACAAGCATATATCCCGAAGGGTCCCCCTAGTCCACGTTAAAGTTTATCTGTACCGCAGTCGATGGAATCTTCGGTGCATCGTTGCGTAATCCTGCCCTGTCCATAAGATCTCTAGCAGCTTCAAGCCTAACGTGCTGTGACTTACTACCTAACAGATCTCTCATTGTCGCCATTGCTTGTGTAGCGTCCCACCCCAATGTTCTCATAGCCAGTTCTTGTCTGTATTCGATAACATGCTGTTTGTTCAGGGAATTATATGCCCAAGCTTTGTTCCTACCCAGCTTACTTGCAGCTTCTGTTGGGTTGCAACCATCATGCAAGATCATATGCACCAGATCAGCCTGTGGATCAGTTACTTTACTGTGCGTTGTTCGCAATGTCGGAGAGTGTTTTTCAATGTCTTCCATTGGCACTACACCGTTTTTGTATCTGTCTTGTTGTTCACTATTGGCTTTTGTCATTTCCGTGTCCCATAACTCTACGAGAGGAGATTATACACACAACGATTAAAACCCTGTCAATACACTTCTTGTATCCCATTGTAATCACGCTATTAGCACCCTACAAATATCGTTCGCTCTTACGAGGTGAACGATCTTTTCCGAAGTGCAGCTTGGGTGTGTTGCTAGTACCGTGTATGCCCTTGGTCGGGCATTGCTAGACAAGTGTTGCTCGGCACAGCAAAGCTGCTTTGTCGCATCACAGCTAGCGAATCATCCCTTTATCCCGTTCTTCGCTGTGATTACACTGACCGCTGTAACGGTCAGCGCACTCCACAGGACTCATCACTATGAGAGCACACACACACATGATTGGCCCTACGTCGTTCAATTATCCCTAAAGGGTAACACACAAATTGCTAAAGCAAGCGAGCAACAGATACTTTTAATTAAGCTGCGCATGCTCTTTTGAATCTTTGTAAAGATCCGAATCAAAATCCGAATTTGTTATTATTAAGTCACTCTTACGAGTGACATGTTTTTTATCGAAAATCCATTTTGACAAGGGGGTTTGCACCCCTTCGGAACTTGACATCCTCTTTCGTGTGTTAGGTGTCGGCAAGAACAACGCAGAACAATCCTGTGTCTGTGTTAACCATAACTAACGAGGTAATCATGTTACAACTAGATCTTTTCGATACTACAACATCAACAGCTAACCACGAGATCACTATCTCGCCAGCACAACATGAGATCATGCAA